GGCTGAACGCCCGCAAGCTCGGGCATTAAGGGCAAGCCGTATTGCTCAGCTCGCACTGCACGCACCAGGCCATAACAGTCAAACAGCCGAATACCGCCCACGCGCTCACCGCGCCCGCCATCGTGATAGCGGGCGCTACGGTAGTGCTCAATCATGGGAGTGCCTTAGAGAGAAGGGATTAGAACAGCGCGACGCCGGGGTACTTGTTGGCAGTAAACCGCCCTTGTAGGAAGCGGCGGGAGAGTAGATCCCGATACGTGCACGGCACCTGCAGCACCCCAGTGGGCAAAAACTCAGGGGTATCAACGATCATTTTCTTAGGCCGCTGCGCCGGTGCTGAGAGATCGTCGGAGGCATACATGCGAAGGGTTAGGTAGATAATCTCCCCGGCTTCGTTGGCTTGCTCCACCAGATCTTCGGCCTCAGCATTGGCTCCCCCCAGCGCGAACACCAGCCGCTGTTGGCCGGAGTCGTTACGTGATGGGAGGGCAATGTCTAAGCCTGAACCGATGTAGACGGCCTGCTGGCCGTCTTCATGGGTCACGGTAATGTCGTCCCAGCCCGGGCAGTTGCGGATGGTTTGGCTCCACGCTGCGCAGGAGATTTCGAGGCAGGGGATGCGGTAGACCGTGGGGTCGTGGCCGCTGTGGATCTCGGCAAGGATGGTCATAGCAAAACCACGCCGCGCTTAGGCAGCTGGTAGGCCAGATACGCGTAGATCTCTTCAATTTGCTGCTCAGTCAATGCCACATCAAACAGCAGGTTTGCTGAGTGTCGCTGTACGTCTGCTGACGTTTGCAAGCCCAGACCTCCCGTTGGACCAATGCGGTAATTGTTCGGCGCAACCACATTAAACCCAGGGGTTCCTGTCGATACTTGCATACCTGCCGCTGTTTTTAGATACATGGTCGATACGCCCGCACCCTTGACCCCAGCGTGAAACATGCTTTTGTTATAGTCAGCATTCACAATGGGTGCCACGCCACTACCAGAGCCGCGCGTGGCAAATCTCAGATCAGGACTACGGTCTAACATGGTGTCATTGATGCCACTATGCCAGTTGCCACACAACGGCTGACGAATATTTGTGGCGATGCTAGCAACGCTGATCATCGTGAATGCCGCTGACGTATCGATCACGACACCAGTATCTAGGTAATCATCTGCTGTCAGCTCAGCATAACCCGCCCCATAAACAGGAGCGCCAACAATCGTCGCGGTCGGCACATCGGCATTAGGCGCTAGGTTATTGGCTGTCGAGGCACCGTTTCCTCCGAACAACCAAAACCCTTTGGCAAGCTCTGCGTAAGGCAATTGCTGATCGATAAAGTTAGTAAAGCTAGCGCCTTTGATCTGTACGGAAATACCCATCGCTCACACCTCATATTCAAAAAGGACGCACCAGTTATGTAGCGGGAAGCCTTCATACGTCAGGCTATCCCCTTGAGAATCGCGCAAATTTCCACAGCCGCCCGTAAACGCATCTGATCGATCTTGCGCATTGTTCCAGCCGTAACGCACTCGCCACCCAGGTTGAGCAGGCGACACAACCTCTAAGCGCACTCGATTTGGCGAGATGATACGAACAGCGCTGATTGTGAGTGCACCGCCCAGCTCATCCACAACCGAAAATCCATAATTAGGCTGAAGTGGCATATTCGTTACATCTAAAACTAATCCACTCTTATTGAAAAAGAGATCAATCGCAGACCCAAAACAGGCGCTACTAATAGGTTTTAATGGCGCCCACGCGTGTTGATCGATGATGACCCGCTTATAGACAAGGCCGTAATAGCCACCGAGCACCTTGGAGCTGGCGGCATCAATGTGTTGGAAGTCATAGAAGGAAAGTTGATAAGTAGGACATGCTAAGAAAATGTGAGGGCTAATCTCAGAGGCTTCCAGCTGAGCACTGGCTACCGTCTCCTGCCCACCCTCGCGACACGTTTGATAGGTAATCAAAACAACGTCGTTGAATTGCCCCGTTACCAACTTAGCGTCTTCGTTATAGTCACTCTGAAGGGCCAGCAGAGAGGCTAAATAGTCATCTCTCAGGGTTCCATCAACAATGTCTCTTTCGCCCTGCGTCCACGTCACCGCTTGCAGCGTAAAGCTACGCCCCTCGCTTGATGCGATCAGGGTGCCGGATTCGACTTGGCTAATAGATTGCTCGTAAGCGCCCGTTGCGCCTCCTTTCGACAAATCAGCAATCGGCGTTCCTCCGTAACAATTATTAGCGGTCAGTAGCTGATAATCGTTTTGAGGATAAGCCAACCCCGCTTCTTGCAGAATCAGCTGTTTAATATGGCCGAGCGCGCCATACATCGGAGACTCACCCCGCGTTCCCACTTGTGTATTGGCTACCGTTAGAGGCAGGTAGCTAACCGGATTCAGAGAACGCGCCGGAAAGCCAACGTTGTCATACTCCTGCGTGGTGGTAATCGCCCCATCAGAACCCTCACCTAACGACTGCCCTGCATTGATGATGAAGTTCAGTTGATGGGTATAAAGCCCAGGCACTGAGGAAATGGCAGAACGGCCTGACAAGTTAGCCGCTTCAAACGAGCCATCTCGCGTCACGCCAATCGCCACACGACCATCGCTATCAATAATCGCCCATGCATATTTTTGCGCGAGCTCGGGGCTAAGGGTCTCCGTTTGAGAACTGCCAATAGCCAGCGAGAACGCCTCAAACGTGCCGTCATCTTTAACACCAATCGCGGCGCGGCCATTTTCATCTACTAATACCCAGGCATATCCCTGGGCGTCGTTTTCAGACGGCTTCAGCAGCTCGAACGGCAATGCACTGGGATCGTTAGCTATGAACTCGCTTTCACTACTACTTAAACGTTTCCACAGCGTTTTGCTTACATTTGGGTCAGCACTTTGGGAAAAGAAATATTGGTCGTTTTTTACGGCCGCACGCCCCGTTGGTTCATCTTGGAAGATTTGGCCACCGGCAATGAGCTGCTCTTCAATCCCTTTTTGAATTTTGTTCCAGGTTTTAAGAGGATCACCCAGGCGGCTAGGCACTTCATCTTTATCTTGGGCCGTGACCAGCTCGTCAAAAATAAGAGTATTGTCAGCACGATCAAGTGGGCTAGCACTGGGGACGGGGTTACCGGTGTTATTGCGGGCCATGGGGTTCTCCGGGCACAAAAAAACCGCCTCTTGGGCGGTGTGAGAATGGGGTTAGGTAAGCAATTTAGTCAGGGCCGAGGCCAGTGCTTATTAATCGTCACATCGAAGATGCTGGAATAAAGCACCTCATCGGGATACATGGCCTCTTCCTCGCTAATAACGGGCCGCTTCGAAATTTCAAGCTGAGCGCTAAAGCGGAAGTGGGCGACGCCATACAGCTGAGGGCCTTCGTAGAGCTCATAGAACTCGAGGTCTTGATACTCCCTAATGCCAAGCGGCGTCTGTATAGGCGCGTCAAACTTCAGCGTTCCGCTCTGCAGGGTGTGCCAGTAGAACCCCTCGAATACCTGGGCTTCCGCCTCGCTCAGTAGAAACTGAACGCTAATGATCGACGGCGTGTTGCGCATCATGATCTCTTTGCGACTTCGCCCCGAGCCAAGGCGTGTGCGGGTCACGTTATCAGTGTGCTGAATCCCGTAGCCCTGACGTAAGGGCAGCGGCATTCCAGGCGGGTAGCGTATGCTTGCCATATTGATCCTCATTTAGCGCGAGTAGTCAGGCCATATTTTGACTCAAGTGCTTTGTGCGCCTTGCCATCGGACATGATGTTAGCGACGAAGTAGTCGATGTACTGCGTACCATCGGGTGCCGTTCTTTCTTCACGACGACCGGCCTTACTCGCATCTTCATGGACGTGGAATTCAACTCTCGGCGCTGGGCTCTGCTCGTGACTTGTAGGCTGCGTCTGATACTGGGTCAATCGGTTCGAGAAAGAGGGTGGGGCGCCAACATGCCCGCCATTGGCATAGCCACGGTTCAACCCCTCAAGCATCGCCAGCACGCCAGGGCGCTCTACCATTTCCTTGCGGACGACAAACTCGCCCGCGTGGACAATGCCCGCCGGGTCGTATTTGCCGCCAGGGCCGGTGTAGCCGCCGTTAGAGAAGGCGATTTGGCTTGTGAAGTCTCCGCCGCCGTAGCCAGAGACGAACTGGGCCGAGCTTGATGGCACCAGACCGCCGCTTGAGAAGGGGAGTAGGCCGCCCAGGAAGCCGCCGCCACCGCCAAAGAAGCCAACAGCCGCTGTTACCGCTTGATAGGCCAGCCATTGCGCGATCATCTCGCCGATGGCCGCCACGGCGGTTTGAGCCACGCCTTGCATCAAGGATTGGAAGCCGTCCTTAAAGCTGGACTGCTGAAACAGCACGTCCGAGAACATCTGGCCGAAGCTTCGTGTGAAATTCGAGGCCATGTCCGCATTCAGCTTATCGAAGTCGGAAAAGGCATTCTCCGCGCTTGCCAGCCATTCGCCCCAGTAGTCCTGCTCGTTAGTGCTGGCCAGCGGGTCAGTCGGTGCGCCCACGCCGCCACGGCTGCCGATCTCGGAGCCAAAGCCGCCGCCGCTACCGTAAGCGCCGGCTGCCGTTTGCGTGCTGAGCTGCGCACGCTCCAGGCGTAGCATGGCCTCGGTGTAGCGATCGGCCGTAATGGTCCCTTCGTTCCATGCGCGGGTTAGGGCGGCCTGCTCTTCTCGATAGGTGCGCTGCGCAGCCTCTACGGGGAATAGACGGTCGGTGAGGGATTGGAGGGTGCGCTCAAATTGCTCGGCTTCTTGCTGGGCGTCTCTCAACGCCTTGGTACTGTCAGTAATAGTAGCCGCTACGGCTTCGTTAGCGTCGGCGACTTCAAACAACCACTCGGTTAAAGGCTTGAACGATCTGCTGCCGCTTTCCTGAACAATGGCGGCACGCCTCTGTTCAAGCTCTGCCATTTTATCGGTGTACTCAGCCACGGCCTGCATACCGCGAATTTCCTCTCCGACACGCCCGCCCTCAAAGCCGAGCACGCCGCTACCCGAGTTCTCGCTGCGAAGCTGTGCCAACTCCTCTCGTGCAGCCGCCGCCTTGAGCCCGACTTGTAGCAAAGAGTTTTCGACTTGGCTAAGAGTTTCAGAAATTTGCACTCCGTCCATTTCGGCCATTTCTTTGCGCAGATCAGCCAGCTCCTTCTCTGTCAGGCCTATGGCCTGCTGAGTCA